GTTGGTGTAACTGTAGGGGTTGGTGTAATAGTTGGTGTTGCTGTTATAGTTGGTGTTGGTGTAATAGTTGGAGTAGGTGTTGGAGTTGGTGTGGGAGTGGGTGTTGGAGTGGGTGTTGGACAAATACCTAATACAGACGCGATAATTGTGTATGTACCACTAACATAAACCCAAACATGTGTCAAATCACTTATTGGTTCAATTAAACCACCATTATCTAAATATCCTAATAATGTACCACTACTTAAATCATCTCTAAGTTCCCATCTTGATGAACTTATTTCCCAATAAACATACAATTTTAAAATATTGTTAGACGAATCTTTAAGTTGATAGAATGGCTTACCATTGTAAATTGATTGAGATATTGTAGAAAAATTATATGTTGTACCATAAGTAACATAAAAACAAATAGGTGATGGTGGACCAAAATTAATAACAGGATTTGATGTGTCACAATTTACACCATATATTGGTCTTTCTAAATCTTGTATAGTTGGTTCAATTGGACAATTTTCTTCATCGGTATAGAACTGTTGTAGGTCTGATCCATCCAACCCATGTAATTCATATTTGTGTGATAATAACACTTCATTAATAATTCCATTAAAACTAAATAATTCTTGCAAATTTGTTCCACCAGTAACATTCAAACTATAGTATAATTTAAAGTCACAATAATCTAAATCAACCGCAATTACTTCAATTGGAAAACCATCTTTATCTATTAAATAATCACCATGATAATATGCGTAATAATCGTTTGGATAATCACAACATGGCTCAATTGGTTCGTCTTGTTTTATTTGTAATTCTTCTGGTATTCTATCAGTTAAAAAATAATTAGTATTAGTTACTGAACCATTATTAACTATTTTATTTGTATATACTTTAAATTTACTTGTTGGTAAAACCTCAAAAGTTGTGTAAGTGTTATTTACAGTTAATCCTGTAACCATTGAAGTTTTTACGGAACCAAGACACTCGATATCACTTACTTCAAAATAAGAATAGACAAATGTAAACTGTAATCCACTTAAACTAACATTCGCGAAATTATGATTAGATAAATCATTACAATTTAATGGTACCGCTGATAATATTTTATCACCAACAATAATATTTTGTACTAAATCAACATATATTTCACCTAATGAAATATAATTTAATAAATTCGTATAGGTTAATCCACTATTTGAAATATCTGTTAATGCTTGACTCGTACCTGATATTATTAAAACATTTGTGTCATGTTTTAATCCATAGTTATATGGTTCTAAATAATTAATATTTGGAACTAATGTATATCCAGTATAGTTATCACACCATGTTGCACCACTATATAAATCAGTAATTCCTGTGCCGCCAGGGTCTTCTGATGTGATTGTAAATTCTTGATAATGACTTAAATTTGTGGGGTCGTGTTCCGCTTTTAATTGTAATCCTCTGAATGCTATTTTTGTTTCACAATTAGATGCATCAACAATTGATATATTGAAATTATCATTTTCAGTAACACCTGAAATAAAGAAATTGCAACTTAAAATATCGTCAATATATAGTATCGATATGCCCGTGCCTATATTTAAATTTTGATTTATATTATTTGGGTCACAATCAACATACATAAAAACTGGCCATCCGTTTATGTTATTTTGTTGAACGCCAACTAACCCACTTACATCTATGAATAAATTAGTACTTAAAATACAATCTGTACCTCCAGTATATACGTCAAGAACACTATAAACAGATAATTCTTTACATTCAGGGTCGGTTGTTCCATATTCTGCTAAAAATTTATAATCCAAATATTCACTAACAGAACAATCATTAACACCGTACTTAAATGATGTGAATTTTATTTTTTCAACACAATCTTTATCGATATAAACTTGATAACTTATAATTGGTTTTGGTACTTGTGGACATGTTGATGTACTTGTCGCCGCAGTATATGGTGCATATGTACTAATACAACCAGGTGCGTCCATCGTATCAGAAAGATTGACATCATCAATAAGTTGTGTGATTGCACTAATCCATAGTTGTTTTATTTTAACTAAATCAGGACTAATATATGATTTAAAATCACAAATAAGAGCCAAATTAACCGGATCATTACTAACGACTGACGAACACCCAGTCATTGGGAATGGATTGTATAATTGTGCACTATTTGTTGTGTTTGCGGTTCCACTAACAACAACTGTCATTCCACTTGTTAAATATGGATAATTTGGTCCACCATATGTTACGCCATCAATTTCAATAATTGGATAAAATGTTATACCTGTTAAATTTATTAATCCTCTAAAATTATTTTCTTCACCAAGTAAAGTTTCTAAATCTTCATCTATTGATGAAATAAAATCAGGATAAAATTCCTCGTCAAATATTTTAGGTTGACACCCTTGTATGTACGGATATTTAGGTCTACCAAGTACTCCATTTTCAATAATATTACCACCAGTCCATTGTGTTGTTGCGGGAATTAATTGGTCAATCATTTGAGTCCAATACGGACTCATTTTATTTATAAATTCTTCAACATCAATATAATGAAATGGTTTGAATGTTGTTCTACTGATATAATCTCTGAACACATCTTCAAGAACGATATAATTTTTTTTGTATCTAATTACATTTGAATTCTTTATTAAATCGCTAAGTACATTTTGTAAAAATTCAGCAAACGTAACTCCTGTTTGTGGATATAATGTTGTTGTACCAAAAGTTAAAAGTAAATTCCTTGACTTTCTATAAATGTCATAATCTACAGTTTGTGCTGCGGAGAGGTGTAAACTAATATTTTTTCTATTAAGTACAAAATGTGAACCATCACCAAATATTTCACTCTTTCTATTATTAACATCCGCCTCTAATTCATAACCAGTATCTAAACCTGGTAATGTTCTAAAAACATCAAAATAATCTTCACCATAGGTGAATGGTCTATTTTTAGTTTTAATTGTTTTTGTTCTACCAGTTAATGTTGAATTTTCAGTATCTAAAATATCGTGTGATCTATGGTCTACCGTTAAATCATACCAACCCGCACCTTTTTCAAAAAACATATCATTTTTTGCACTTTCAATACCTCTGGGATAATGAGTACCTTCTTGTACAGGATATTCATCTCTAGTGTATGTTGTTGATGCACTAACAATTGTTTTTTGATATGTATAACCACTAGGAACAAAATTTAATATCACACTTGTTTTGACACCTAATGTAACATCATAAATGTCTTTATCAATATCAAATGATTTTGGAAATGATTTTACATTATAAACATATTCATCAAATTTAATCATTTGTTCAGGAGCACCAATGAATTTTAAAAAGAATTCAATACATGACCTTGTTCCTTTTGATTTATAAATGTATGCAAGATTAACAAGTATTCTTCTATAAAATTCGTACTCTGCTTCAATTAAATTAGTACCAAGATTAACACCTGTAAATTGAGAATCATTTCTTGTATAAAGAATGTCATCTAAATTTTTTTCATCAAACAATTTAATTGTAGATAAACCTAACGTATTTGATAAATTCTTTAATAGTATGTCTGGTAGGTTATTAATTCCATCATAAGTAATATTACGCATGTACGCAATATTATCTATGTATTTTTTAACTTTATCAAAACTTTGACCATATAATTGAAATACGGATTGTGCTTTTTGATCGTCAGTATCAAATTCAAACAATTGTGGTGATGCCAAAAATCTAACAAATAAATTTGATTTGTAATCATCGATTTCATCTGAAACATCCACTAAATTTGAAATGTATTCTTCGTAATTACCTCCAGCAATTTGTATGTTCCAACCATCTCTAGTTATAGGCCATGTGTACTCAACAGTTTTTAAAACTGTTTTATTACCATCAGAACTATCTCTTGGAATTTTAAATGGTGCGGTATATTTTGGTGTTGTTTCTCTATTTAATAAAATAGTTTCTAAATCATCTAACCCATTGAAAAATTCTTCACTTATTCCATTATTTGGTCTAATTAAATAATTCTCTGTGTACGCCGTTAATAAACCGAAAGGTTGTCCTTTAACTTTTAATTTTATCTTATACGCAGCATTTGGTTGTGTGTAATTAATAATTTCATATGTAGAACCACTTATATCAATTACATATTTTTTATATGATGAATATAAGTTTCTAATTTCATTTGTTGTTTCAGGTTGAACATTTGATTTTGGTTTTTTAAGAACAATATCAAATGGGTTAAATATGATTGACCCTTGTACAACAAATTCGGTTGTTTTTAAATCGTTATTATAAACAATATCTTCAGCACTAAAAGGATTAGAACTTATTGGTCTATTAGATTCAACATATATTGCACCAGGGAATTTTTCAATAATTTTTGTAACAGAAACCGACATCCTTTCTTTTAAAGAACCAAATAAAGACCTACCAGCATCTTTTTTATCATTTTTGAATTTTACTTCTTCTTTTCTTTGTTTTGCTGTTTGAGTAGTAACCGCCTGTGTTTCTTCTTTAATATCATCTAAAGTTAAAAAATCAGAAAAGGGTGCTGTTCTGAATTTTTTACTATCTTTTTCTGGTATTACTCTATCCAATGCGAAATTGGTGTTAGTCAATTGACTAGTACCGTCAGTAATTTGATTACCAACTAAACTATCGCTGAATGTTTGCGCACCACTTGCCGCCTTACTTGGAACTATATATTTTGCCATTATATTGTTGTAATAGAATCAAAATTTAATGTTTCGTCAATATCTGACCTTTGTTCTCTAATTTCATACAACGTTTCATTAAATTGATCTTTAACTTCATACAAGTTGTATTGTTTGTAGATATTGTTATTATTATCATAAATTGTGTAAATACCTGACGATACCGCTTTACTTTGGTTATCGTATAATGCGTGAGCCAATGTGGATGCATCATGTTCAACCATTTCAATTTCAATTGTCGTTGGATTTACGTATGTATTTGTTAATATGATTTTTTGTGATGGTTGACCAATAAACGGTACCGTGTTTGGTTTGTTTGATGGTGCTGATGATGGTGTAACCGTCAAAAACATCAAATTTGTCGCTTGTTCCGTATATTGATATCTAATTGATTTTTGTGTTGTACTTGTTAAATTAGATACTATTGGTGTACAATAAAAAGATGATGTCACAACCCTGTAAAAGTTTGGTATTTTTTTATTGTCATCTGTATTAATATATTCAACTCTATATCCAACCAAACCTTGGGGTGAAAATTTATTTCTATCTGTTGCGGGTACGTTACTTAAATCAATAATTAAACCTCTAACTGATGGTAGAGATGCAAGAATACCACAATCTGAAATTGATGTTCTAATTTGTTTTGGTCTGATATGAAGTGTGTATATACCCAAATCAGAAAAATCATCAGCACTTAATTTAAGATTATATAAACCACCCAAAATTTCAACATCAGGTGCATTCGTATCGTCAGTCGTATTTGAATTATGATACACTGGGGTTAAGACATCCTCAGAATTCAATTTTTTTAATGTTACCGGTGCTGTCGAAGTTCTACCCGAAACATAGTGAAATAAGATTTCAATGTCACCTGGAGACACATCCGAAGGTCTAACTATACCATAACTTCCAACGCTCATAATTTTTGTTTTTTAATAAATATATTTTTATTGTTACCGGTGCTGTCGAAGT